TTACGAATGTCCTACCTGTCCATCTATGGATGAGATGAAACAAATTGCTGCCTTAGACGAGAATGGTATACCAGGCAAGTTCACATTTGAACCACAAGTTGTAAATCAGAACGACTTCGAAGGTAAGTATCTCAAGGGCGCTGGTTATAAGAAAGTACAAAAAGAAGTATGGTTTAAACTATTACGTACATTAGACCAAACGGGAACAGAAGTCAAGATAAATTCTGCATATAGATCACCTGATTACAATAAAGGTAGAGGTGTATCTAAGTCTAAGCATATGACAGGACAAGCAATTGATGTACGAGTCAAGGGTGACTATACGAAGAGAGCAGAGTTTGTTGTTGCTGCCTCACGTGCTGGCTTTACTGGTATTGGTGTTTATAGTACATTCATTCACTTAGACATCGCTGGACGTAGAGCATGGGTAGCTGGAGAGCCTACTACACCATCTGATTATCCAGTACCACGCACACAGACAACTAGATGGGTAGAGCTTGTTTCGAGACATGATCGTGACAAACTTCGTTCAGTATAACATAAATAAAAGTAAAAGGCAAATTAAATGGCTAGTATAACACCTCTTACAAGACGTAGCGAGATCCACAGTGATTTCCATAAGGACTTGGCTCTATTGCCTGGTCGTAATGATATTGCACGTAGAGTAAACGAGAACTCAGTCAAAGAAGCAATTAAGAATATACTACTCACTGATCGTGGAGAACGTCTCTTTCAGCCTCTTGTTGGTAGCGATATACGAGCATTGCTATTCGAGAACGTAAGCCCTGTTACATCTATTATTATGCGTGACAGAATACAGTCAGCACTTGAAGCATACGAACCACGCTGTGGCTTAAAAGACGTAGAAGTATTAGGAGACATTGACTCTAATAGCGTAAGAATAAACGTTGTATTCTATGTCATAAATAATGAGACACCTCAAACACTTTCAATCGATATCGATAGGGTAAGATAATGGCAAATATATCACCAGTACAAAATTTAGACTTCTTTGAAACGAAGTCAGCACTTAAGACTTATCTAAGCAATCAAGATAGGTTTGCTGACTACGACTTCGAAGGGTCGAACATGAATGTATTGCTTGACTTACTCGCATATAATACGTTCTATAATAACTACTATTATAATATGGCGATAAGCGAGATGTTCCTCGACTCTGCACAAGAACGTAATAGTATTGTATCACACGCAAAAGAATTAAACTATCTACCACGTTCACGTAGATCAGCAAAAGCAAATGTGACGATTAACATTACTGCTACACAAGCAGGAAACTTTTTTATTATTCCAAAAGATACGAAGATTAACGGCAAGTGTGGTAACACAACATTCAGCTTCCTTACAGAGAAAGCATATACAGCAGTCACATCACAGATACTACAACGTGACAGCAAGGGTGATATCATTCTCGTACCACGCACATATTCGGTATCTGGTGTAGAAGTATTTCAAGGTAGATTACTTACAGAAACACTTGACATTACAGATACAGTACTATCTAATAACATGATAGACACTCGCTCACTATACGTAGAAGTCAATGGTGTAGAGTACGTCTATAAGACTGACATATTTGGTATTACTGCTACTGACAAAGTATTCTATCTCCAGCCTGAAGAAGATGAGAAGTACTCTCTACAGTTTGGACAAGACAAGTTTGGTGTACAGCCTGAATCATCTGATGTGATCACGGCGAAGTATCGTATTAACTCTGCTGAAGAAGCGAACGGTGTTACGTCTATGACTAGCTCTGGTATTGCTGGTGCTAGTAATGTTTCTATTACAGTAACTAGTCCTTCTGTTGGCGGCTCCTCTGCTGAGACTAACGAGTCTATACGAACATTCGCACCTAAGGCGTTACAAGTACAAGATCGTGCTGTTACAAAGAGTGACTATGAAGTACTACTGAGAAATAGATTTCCTAATATTCAAGCTATATCTGTATACGGTGGTGATGAAGTTATTCCACCACAATATGGTAAAGTGATTATCTCTGTAGACGTTACTGGTGGACAGGGAGCGGCAGACTTTGAGATCGCTGACTTTAAAGAATACCTACGAGACAAGACACCACTGACTATCGAGCCAGTGTTCGTAGCGGCTAAGTTCTTATTCATTGACACTGTAGTGAATGTAGTGTACGATCCAAACATCACTACGAAGAGTGCGGCTCAGATACGAAGCGAAGTTATTGCTTCTATTATAGCATACCAGACTACGAATCTCAATGACTTTAATAAGGCATTGCGTCAGTCTAGGTTATCTGCTACACTTGATGCTCTTGATAACTCTATCATCTCTACCGATATCTTTGCACAGCCTGTCATTGAGATCAAGCCTACATTGTCTATTGTACAGAATCCCGCATTCTCTTATGAGTCTTCGCTAGTACAACCATATCCATTTGATGCTGTTACTGGCTTCTCATCGTTCAAGCCTGCTATTAAAACAAGTAAGTTCACGATAGAAGGATCGCTTGTCACACTACAAGACGATGGTAAGGGTTCTATGATGGCTGTTACAGCGGGTACAAGTATACAAGGTGTATTCAAACGTAACGTCGGTACAATTGATTATAGCACAGGTGATGTTAAGTTGTCAAATCTTATTGTTGACTCATATGAAGGTGATGCTATCAAGTTCACTGCTAACACAATTAATAAAGATGTCAAGTCTCCTAAGGACAGAATCATCTCTATACGCAACCAAGACATTACAGTTAACGTAACACAATTAACGGAATAAAACATGCTAGACGTTTCAAGTAATATTTCGACATTCATCGAAGAACAGTATCCTGCTCTCTATAGGGAAGAGGGTAATTTTCTTGTTGAGTTCACGAAAGCATACTACGACTTCAACGACTCGACTATGGATAGAAATATTCCAAAGCTACGAGACCTTGATACGACACTAGCCAATTTCCTTATCTTCTTTAAGAAGAAGTTCTTACATGAGTTACCTCTTGATACGATAATCGATACTAAGTTTATTCTAAAGCATATTCAAGACTTATACAAGAGAAAAGGTTCTGAAGAATCACTCCGCTTGCTATTTCAAATGTTCTATGATACAGAGATCGAAGTCTTCTATCCTAGTACGAATATACTAAGACCATCTGATTCAGTATGGGGTGGGGCAATCTATCTAGAACTCCAAGCTGTGGCTTCTGTAGTAGACTATCCAGTACAAAGAGGCGATAAGCTGAACGGAGACATATCGGGTGCTATAGGGTTTGTAGACGAGATCGTCTTCATTAACTTCACTGGGTCGTTAATACCTATTGCGTATCTCTCTAATGTATCAGGAACATTTTCGTCAGACGATGGTATTATAATCACACGTGGTACAGAACCTTCTGTCAACTATGGTAAGCTGATACAGGGTTCTCTTAGTACAATTACAGTAAACTCTTCTAATAGAATAGCTGGACAACAAATCGGTGAAAAATTAAAGATACAATCGTCTAATACTGGTACGTCTGGTACAGCATCAGTTAAAACAGTATCTACTGTAAGCACTGGTCAGATCGACTTCTCTATATCAGATACTGGATATGGATACACATTACCTACTACTAATAACGACATCTTAATATCTAATCAAGTTGTTGTGCTTCAGCAGTCCTTAACGCCTACTATCAATATCGGTGATTGGATTTACGCACAAGGGCATTCCTCTGCTGTGACTCAGATCAGTACTGCGTCTGGGGCGGCTTCTGTATCGGGAGCGGCAAATATCACAGGTGGCGGGCGAATCGTTGGATATGATCACCCCCTTGTTTATGTGAATACTGTAGAAAGAACACGTGCCGAGTTTCTTGCCTATGTGAAAGCCCAACTTCAACTAGCGGTTGATAAAGACCCATCGATTGATCCTAAGATGAGTGCAGTGTTTAATCGCAATCATACTAATGGTTATAGAATTGGTGATATCAGTAACTCAGGTTATGTTGCACTTCAAGATAGATATATCACGCAACTAGATGTTACTGCACTGACTGCTTATATTGCTGATACTGAGTTTCCTCTTTTGCACCCATTAATGGTGACATGGATAGAAGACGTATTACTGCCTAATGTTCTTGCTACTGGATACGGTTACGACTTTAACGTATTACCTACTAACGGTCAAACTAACTTTATTGTGGGTACACAGACATTAAATGGTGTGAATCTAGGAGCCTTTAATGATAGTGCTTCTTATACTATCGACTCTATCTCTGAGACTGATCGTGAGAATGTAGATATCATTGTTGACTTGATTGGAGACTTTACTAACACACCACTTCAAGTTACTGTCAATGCTACAGCAATGGTTAATCCTAGAGTGTATGAGATCAATGTTCCAGGCAACACTAACTTCATGTCAGTTGGTGCGCCTGATAACAATGTAGGTACTCGATTCACAGCCGACGGCGCTGGAACTGGAACTGGTACTGTTGTTGATGTTGTAGAGACTAACTATAGGATGAGTGGTGCTACAGAAGAGACATTGAATACTAAATTCAAAGACGCATTTATTCCTCTTAATGTTACAATAGGCTCTATCGATAATATCATCGCAGGTAACGCAGGTAATCAATACACTAGTGATGTGTTCACAGAAGCAAACTTTGCTGACGTATCAAGATTTGATAAGAAAGATCCTATTCTGACATTCAATGCTCCTGACTTCTTACTAGAAGTAGGTGATATCGTAACTCAGAATCTTACTATCGAAAACCCTAATCTCAACTGGGAAGCTGAGGGTGATACTCAGTACATACCTTATGTCGCTAAGGGAAGGTTCTTGAAGCGAGAGGGCAATGACTTCTACTTTAAGCAACTTAGCTTCTATGACTTTCAAGCAGGACAGAATGCTATCATCAGAGGCAATAATGAAATGATCTCTGCGGTTGGTAGAGATTCGTCATCTTTGCCTATGGGAAGAAATGCTGTCATCGATGGTCCAGCTAGTTATCAAACTGGTCAGATTGAATCAGTCAACTTACTAAACACTGGCTATAGATACTCTGACAATGAAACAGTCAACTTACTTGACACAAATGATATAGTTGTTGCTACAGCAAAGATAAGAACACAGGGACCTGGCTTGACTGAAGGTAGATGGAGAACGACTACTTCATTCTTAAGCGAGAACACTAAAAAGATTGCAGACAACTATTACTATCAAGAGTATTCATATGAGATTGGATCTATTGTTGATCCCGACAAATATAAGTCCCTTATCGATAATGTGGTAGGCGTTGCTGGTACAAAACTATTCAGTGCCCCTCTTATAAATAGTAATAACGATCTTTCTTCAACGCTTGATGTTGAGTTTCAGGTTTGGGATATAACAGAAGATGGACTCCAGAACGAAGAAGGAACACAGATTATTAACACTGAACAGAATACGGGACTGGTAGCTACAATAATAACTCTGGATGAGACAACGAGTGCTTCAATAACAACATCGATAGGAACTTAACGGGTACAATAATGGCAAAAATTATTACTGAAAATTTTAAAGTAGAGACTACGAATGAGTTGTTCGACTCTTTCATTAGTACTAATAGTACCTTAAGCTCTAACTTTGCAACGTCTCTGGCAGCGTTCAATACTACAGGTAGCTTGAGTCTTTCATCCAACGACCAGTCTGCTATAACCGGATTTGTTAATACTCAACTAGCATCACTAAAGCCAGAGTCTGATTACTACATCATGGGATCTAGTGTTGATAAAGCTAATGTCATTTTAAATACCCAGTTTGAAAAGCGAGAGTTTCAGAGAAGAGTAATATTTGGAAATAAAGTCACTGATGACGATGTTCGCTATATGTTCCATCGAAATACTTGGACTCAGAATACGGTGTATGATGACTTCGATGATACTCAGGACGTTGGCACTCTCAACATGTTTGTCACGATCACGAATGATGAAGGAAACTACTACGTCTACAAATGCATTCAAAATAATAATGGGGGTCCGTCGATAGTAGCGCCAAGCCTTAATGCTGGTGTTGATGGAGGCTTAAGTCAGGACTCTGCATACGAAACTATAACATCTAGTGATGGATATGTTTGGAAGTATATGTTCTCTGTAACTAATTCAGACGCACAAGTATTCGCTACGACTGATAGTTTGCCTCTGCCTTATCCTTCATACGGAGACACAGCAGTCAAGGCAGCTGCCGAAGAGAGCATATCTCAAATCGTAATTTCTAATACTCCTAATGGTCTATTTTCAAAGTGCGTATTTGGTCCAGCGACTAGTACGGCAGACTCTTCTGTTGTATCACTAGACTCAGTTGTAGTAGATGGCACGGACACTAATAAGAAAAGTATTGGAATTAAAATATCTCCTAAGTCTGGACCATTTCTAGATACTGGAAATAACTTCTACACGAATCTATATCTATGGAGAAGTGATGGTAAGGTATTTGATATCTTAACTTCTAGGGTAACTGATGCCAGTGGAGTTTTCATTGACGTGACTATATCTACTACAGAGTCTAAATCATCATTTGATAGTGGGGGCTTGACATACATGCTTGTTCCTAAAATCTCTGTGAGCAGAAGCACGAGTACAGGTACTCCGTGTATTGCATATGGCATTATAGATAAATTCGGAACTCTGGTAAATGTCGAGTACGTGTCTAAGGGTACGAAGTACAAATACGCTACAGCAACCGTTCTTTTACCTCCAGGAGTACAAGACGCAGCCATTCAAGGAGGGTTAACGCCCACATCTCTGAGGGCAGTGATATCTCCGACAGGCGGACACGGATCAAATCCTATTAACGAAATGTCAATGAGTAGGCTAGCGGTAATCACTAATTTTTCTGGTGAAGACCTATTGATACCAGACACTAACTATTACACTAAAGTGGCTCTATTAAAGAATCCCACGTTTAGCGATGGAACAAAACCAACACAGTTCGATAATAGAACAGTGATAACTATAGCAGGTGATCAGACATCTACTGCTGTACCTGGTAAATACATAACACAAGACGTTGCTTTGTCAGGAGGTACTGGCACAGAGACCGAGACTGTGGTAAGTAGAATACACGAAAGTGTTTATGATGGTAGCACCAATACTCTGATATATTTGGTTGACTACTCTGGAGATTTTCAGAATATATATCAGACAGGGGCTATCTACGTAAGAGATACACCAACTTCTACAACAGCTAATAGTTTGAGTATAAATAATGCTAGTAATGATGTTGTTTATGGGAAGTATTCTCCGTACGCTGGAGAGATTCTACATTTTGTAGACTTTGATCCTATTCAGCGTCAAGCAGATCGTAAAGAAAAAATAAAGTTTATCTTCGACTTTTAAGGAAAAGAGTATAATACATGGGCATTAACACAGACTTAAACGTTGATCCGTACTATGATGACTTTGCTGAGGCAAAACAGTTTAACCGTATTCTGTTTAAACCAGCTAAGGCAGTTCAAGCACGTGAATTAACACAATTACAAACTATTCTCCAAAAGCAGGTTGAACGCTTTGGCTCAAACATCTATAAAGAGGGTACTGTTGTCAGTGGTATTAACCTTACTGCTAGACCAGACATCTTCTATGTTAAGCTAAACGATCAAGCAGACTTTACTGAT